CCTTTCGGGCGTGGTCCCTGGTCCAAGGCACTTTGTGAGATGGTGAGGGTCATACGACTAGGAGCTGTTGGATCAGGATTCGGAACGCGGCGGCGGCGCATTGAGGGACGACGGCGTTGCCGAGGGCGCGGAGTCGATCCTGACGGAAAGCAAGGGCTGGGTCCAGTTCGGAGGGAAGCCCATCAGCCACTCGACGAATCGAGGGTTGAGCGTCCTCGGGGACGATGCTCCATGCTTCGAGATCGGCGGGCCCGGGTGGCCACACGCCTCGTTCGCGAGCTGCGCTCCGTGATCCACTCGCCGCGGTTCGAAGGTTCGTTCGTTCGCGTTCGGGGTCGCCCAGACAGATGCCTGCTTCGATAGGCTCGTATTCGAGTCGCCTGAGTTGTGCTGCATCTTCTCCTCCGCGCGCGGTGTACTCCAGGTCCCCCGCACTCCGACCGCCGCATCCGTCAGCGTCGTGCCTGAATGCCGGTCCGCCGTCGGGTAACCCGCCGCTCCCGACGCCTTGGCGTCGCCCGAGGTCGGGGTCGGCCACTGCACCGCCTGCGCAGGAAGCGGCGGCGTACCTCCCGTCCCGAACTGTTGATTCGGTCCGCCCTTGTCCGCACCGCTCGCTCTCGGCGTGCTCCACGACGCTGCCAAGCCGTTCAGCAGCAGCTCGTTGCTCCGCGCTCCAGAGCGGGACTTCCGACCACCCGTCACATCCGCTACGCTCGGCGTGGGCCAAGTCGCCGCCTCGCGACTGAGGTTCCTGCCCTGTGTCGAAGTGAGATCCGCCGCTGGGCGTCTCCCGTCGTGCGCGTTCGGCGTGGCCCATGATCCAGAGCCGCTCGCGTTTGTGGCTCGCACCGACGTCCGCAGCGCTGAGCAGTGTCGCCGCCACGCGGTAGCCCATTGCTTCCAGGTCGCGAACGACGTCCTCGAGGCCAAGAGACACGTGGCCGGGGACGTTCTCGAAGAAGCAGAGCGGCGGCGAGACCTCTTCGACGATTCTTCGGACGTGGGGCCAGAGATGTCTAGGGTCGTCAGATCCCTTGCGAGATCCTGCAAGAGAGAAGGGCTGGCAGGGATAGCCGCCAGTGATGAGATCCACTCGGCCGCGCCACGGTCGGCCATCGAAGGTCGCGAGATCGTCCCACACAGGGGCGTCGTCGAGAAGAGTCCTGTCAGGAGCCGAATCCAGGGCCGCTTCTTCCATCCGGGCCACGAGGACGGCCGCGCAGAAGGCTTCCCGCTCGACGTAGCCCACAGTTCGGCATCGCCCTCCCAGGGCAAGCCGGATGCCAAGGTCGAGACCGCCGATTCCGGAGCAGATTGAGAGGGTACGTAAGAGAGCCACATTGGTCATTTCAGGTCGTCGTCCACGAGTTGAAGTAGCTCGAAGCCCGCGTCCTGCAGCAGCTTCTTGGTCTGCGGCTGAAGCGGTTCGTTGCCGATCAGGAAGTGGCCCACGTTCTCGCAGAGGCCGTAGTCCGGCAGTGCGTCGAAGATCACGCGGGCGATGCGTAGGGCGTCGGGGGTGGGGGTCATAGCTTCTTGGCCTCCTCGCGCAGCAGGGCCTTGGTCTCCTCCGGCAGCTTCTCGAAGGCGGCGCGCATCTGCAGGCTGGCCACGTAGCCTACCGCGGTGGCGAGGGCGGCGCGAACCTGGCTGCGGAGTTCGACAGGGAGCATATCGTGGTGTCTTTGGCAGAGGATCGTGCCCACGGCGGCGTCGGCGAGGCACCAGTAGGCGAGACACTGTCGCCGGGAGGGGGGGAAGTCGCTCATTCGATCGGCTTCTGCGCCCACAGGGCGCGGCGGCGAGCCGAGATGGTGTCCATGTGGGTTGCCTGCGGCGGCGCGTCGACGGGGGGCTGCAGGGGCTCCGGCCAAAACTCGCGGTCCGCCATCATCTCCTCGGTGTGCGAGTAGCCGCAGCCCGGGAGGAACCAGCGGCCAGTCGCGCGCTGCGCTACCTCAGTCGGCTCGTCGGGATGGCGAATCCAGTAGTGCCCGTCGTCGCGCGGGGCGTCCTTGGTCCAAGCGAGGGTCACGAGAACCAGACTCCAAGGAGCAGACCGACAGAGAAGCAGAGAGCCGCGCCCAAGATAGAATCGAGCCAAGTCTCCCACGGAGCGCGCAGGTCGGAGTGACCGGGGACGGCGCGGAGGAGATCAACGAGGCCGTCGAGGCCGGGTCGCGGGTCGCCGTGGTAGTCGTACGTATCAATTTCCTTTGGAATCCACTTGTCGCCGCCTATGCGATCCGTTCTGCGCGTCTCGATATCGAACCTGCCGGGGCCCGTCTGGACCACGCGCAGGTCGGCGGACTGGGCGACGATGAGGGCGAGGGGTTTCTTCTTGGGTTTTTTCATAGGTCTTATTCGATGAGGACGTAGGGAGGTGCGCGCGCCGCCCACAGTTTGACTCCTACGGCGGGGCTGGCGCAGTCATCGCCATCTAGCCAGACGAGGGCGTCGGGAGGCTGTGCCGCCAGGAGCTCGATCAGCTCCTTGACGGTGAGGGGCTTCTTCTTGCAGGTCATGGGGCGAACTCGAAGGTGCGGCGGATCTCGCCCTTGGTGATCTCGAGCAGCACGGGGGCGAGTCCCTCGCTACCGGAGTATGTGCATCCCTGGCCCAGGTCCGAAAGCCCGGAGGCCACCACGGAGTCGGCGCGGGAGGGGTCGTTGAGGCGGAAGCGGCCCACGCAGGAGTAGGCCAGGTAGCGCTCGTAGTGCGGGACGCCGAGGTCGATGAAGTCCTTCCCGGTCTGCGGGTGAGCGCAAGAGGGGCAGGCGAAGCGCCAAAGTCGCGCATCGGGGTGGCCGAAGCGGGTGGTGCCCTCGAGCAGCCACTCGGCGAGGGTGAGGGAGCGGCTCATTGTGGTAGCTCCTGAATCGTTACGTCAGCGCTGCTCTGCTGCGGCGTGAACTCCCAAAGGATCCCGGATCCCAGGCACGGCCGGCACTGATCTGGTGTGAGGTCGGAAGTCGAGTACGGGAGGCCTTCAACTGAGTCGAAGAATCCACGCGGCATCTTTCCACGCCCGCCGCAGACGGGACACCTGTGGGGGATGCTCATCGCGGTAGCTCCTGGCCGGCGCCGGTGTAAATCCGCCAGCCGACCCAGCCTCTCGGCGTGTGGAAGCCCCAAGGGCGGCGCTTAGGACCCCAGAGGACCAGGGTCAAGGTATCGGGGGAGACCATGGCGATGCGGTGGGGGTCCGTGGCGCGGCGGTAGGCGACGGAACCTTGACGGCGGATGGTCCAGCGGGTGTTCATGTGCGGCCGGCCGTCCTCCAATTCGATCCACAGCGGTTCACTGCCGCGAGGGGACTCCTCGGCGTAGGCGCCGCGCAGGATGACGGATACGAAGTTGCGCGGGTGGTCGTGCAGGTCGCGGCCCGGGTCGGGTCGACGGATCCAGTGCAACGAGACCTGGAAGAGCGGTGTGCGGATGAGGTACAGCTTGCGAAGGTAGACGGCGTTGTCTCGCCCGTCGGGAATGTCCTGCCAGCGCCAGAAGGCGTAGCGGTAATGGTCGCGCATCTCACGTCGCGGCATGGCAGTCCTTGCAGTCTTTGGTGTAGCACCCGCCCTCGGCGTACCTGATGCTTAGCATCGCGTCTCCCCAAGCTGGCGCTTGGCGTCGCTTGTCTACGTACTCGACCGTCACGCGAACGCGACGTCCGTTCTGATCGTGGAAACCCATCTCGGTCGCGCGTCCATTCTCGCGGCCGGAAATGAAGTGCCAGGGGTTACAAAGAGACATCGGCGAGCCTCCGGTTGATGATCTCGACGTACTGCGCCTCGCGCTCGATCAGCACGAAGGGCACACCCTCGAGCGCGCACGCGACGCCCGTTGTTCCGGAGCCGGCGAATGGGTCGAGGACAAGGTTGTCGCCGGGGCCCTTGACGAGGCGCACGAGCCAGCGCATCAGCTCGACGGGTTTAACCGTCGGATGTCCGTTGCCCTCGCCGCGGTCGCGCTTCGACGCCTTGGCGCAGTAGAAGAAGCGCGAGGCGCCGCCGGGGGCGTCGTGCGGCTCGAAGTCCGCTGCTACGGAGCCTTGAAAGGCTCCGTAGCAGCTCCGACCGGGCTTGTCCGAGTGCCGGGTCGCGAGCGGCGCCGCCTGTCCCTTGTCGGGCGCCTGCTCGTCGAGCAGCGCGCCGGCCTCTTCGTCGAGGATCAGGTTGGCGGGCCAACGGCCGGCTGGATCTCCACCTCGGGGGCCAGGTTTGGCCGCGATGGTCGTACCGCCGTTCTCGGTGTAGCGGCGCTCCGCACTTGCTTCGCCGTCCCGACCCCGGCCGTTCGCGTGGCCCGGCCCGATCCGGCACCCGTCGATGTTCAGCGCGCCTGTGCCGTGCTCGCGGCAGCTCTTCTCGACCGTGCCGATGAGCGGCTTGCGCGCGAGGAGGATCGGCTCCCACGCGGGCTTGAGCGCGGTGCCGTAGCCGGACCAAAGGCGGGCAGCTTCGGTGGTCGCCTCCCACTCACGACCGGGATGCCCAAGTCCGATCACTGTGCCATCGCCGCGCCGATCCGTGCCGCTGTCACTCACGAGTCGCCGCTTGTCCTCCGCACGCACGCAAAGCCGCCATGATTCCGCAACGCCGAGGCGTTCCACGAGGATGTTGTAGTCGATTTCTCTTGGCACCCGAAAGCCCGCGTCGAGGCGCTCCCAGTTTCGGGTGACTTCGCTGTATTGGGGAAACCACGCGGCGAGGTCGTCTCGGCTCAACCCCTTGGATTCACGCGCAGCTCGGAGGTCTTTCGCGAACGCGATACGGTCGTTTTCTGGCATCCCCGCGCCACCCCCCGCCTTGTCGATCGCCTTGCTCACATCCAGCGACTTCGGGAAACCTTGTCCGTACAGCCACATCAGGCAGTCCCGCACCTCGAAGCCCGCGTCCTCGACGGCGCAAGCGAGGCGATGGTAGGTCCGCGTGCCGCCGAAGATCAGCGCGTGGCCGCCGGGGCGCAGGACGCGCAGGGCTTCGACCGCCCAAAGCCGATGCCACTCCTGCATCTGTGCGCCCGCCGCGTATTCTGGCGACGTGCGACTCGTGCGCCCGAAGACGTTGTCGCGGCCCACATCCGCCTCGTTCTCCTTGCGTCGGAACCCCTTGGGGGCACCGAGCCGGTCCCACTCCTTGCCCATGAACTCCAGCCCGTAGGGCGGATCGGTCACGATCGCCGTGACGCTGGCCTCCGGCAGGTCCCGCATGACCTCGATGCAATCGCCCTGAACGATCATCCCGGCACCTCCGACAGGCGCTGCCGGATGATCTCGACGTACTGCGGCTCGCGCTCGATGAGCACGAACGGCACGTCCTCGAGCTGGCAGGCGACGCCGGTAGTGCCGGAGCCGGCGAACGGGTCGAGGATGAGGTTCTCGCCGGGGCCCTTCACGAGGCGCACGAGCCAGCGCATCAGCTCGACGGGCTTCACCGTGGGGTGGTCGTTGCCCTCGCCGCGGTCGCGCTTAGACGCCTTGCTGCAGTAGAAGAAGCGCGAGGCGCCACCAACGTCGTCGTACTCGGCCCCGGTCTTCGTCATCCCCCAGCCCTCGCCGGGCTTGGCGCTGCCTCGCGGCTGTCCCTTGCGAGAAACGCTTTCGCCGGTCTGCTCGTCGAGCAACGCGGCGGCCTCCTCATCGAGGATGAGGTTGGCGGGCCAGCGGCCGGATTCGTTCGGCGGCGCCTGCGTCACCTTCAGGTCTCCGTGCTCGGCAGCAGCGAAGGAGTTGCGCGCCATCGGCCGCTTCGTCAGGTCGCCCGGATGATCGTAGTCGCCTGGTACAGCCGCGATCCTGCACCCGTCGATGTTCAGCGCGCCCGTGCCATGCTCCCGGCAGTTGCGCTCGACCGTGCCGACGAGCGGCTTGCGCGCGAGGAGGATCGGCTCCCACGCGGGCTTGAGCGCGGTGCCGTAGCCGGACCAGAGGCGGGCAGCTTCGGTGGCGGGTGCGGTGATGTCGTGACCCAGGGTTCCGTCCGTGCCGGACAACGCTCTGTCCCCCGTACCTCCAATAGCGGTGCGGCCAGACGAACCACGGCCAACAATCTCTCGCTCCGCCCCCGCCGCCTTGTCGATCGCCTTGCTCACATTCAATGACTTCGGGAAGCCCTGCCCGTAGAGCCACATCAGGCAGTCCCGCACCTCGAAGCCCGCGTCCTCGACGGCGCAGGCGAGGCGGTGGTAGGTTCGCGTCCCGCCGAAGATCAGCGCGTGGCCGCCGGGGCGCAGGACGCGCAGGCACTCGCGCCAGACCTCGACCGGCGGCAGCACCTTGTCCCAAGTCTTGCCCATGAAATCCAGCGAATAAGGCGGGTCGGTGACGATCGCGGTGAACGTGCCGTCGGGGATGTCCCGCATGACCTCAATGCAGTCTCCCTGTACGATCTTAGATGTCATGGAGTGCTCCTGGCGCGAGGAGGAAAGACCGTGCGGGGTCGATGCGCTCGAGCGCCTCGCGGCGTTCGATAGTCAGGTTGGTGTCCGACCAACGGACCACCAGGCGGCCGTCCGTGGTGCGGGCCTCGACGGTGCCCGGCGTGTTGTCGTAACCGCCGACACGGCGGACGCGCTGCCCGATCCTAGGCTTGGTCGCCATCGGCGCTCCTTGCCCACAGGGTGCGTAGCATCTCGTCCCGGACCTCCGGTAAGCCGGCGACCAGGTCGTCCAGCGAGATGCCCAAGGCGTCGCAGACGCGGACGGACGCCAGGAGGGAGACGTTGCGCTCCGCGCGCTCCAGGTACGAGAGGAGCTGCGGCGAGCAGCCCGAGACGTCAGCGAGAGCCTGCAGGCTGAGACCGCGCTCGAAGCGAGTGAGGCGCACGCGGCGACCAATCTCAGGGAGCATCCGGCGCGCGATCACGCTGTTCTTGGTGATGCTCATGACGTGGCCTCAGATCCGAGGACGCGGAGGAGCAAGTCCTTGCGAGTGCTGAGTTCTTGGATGCTCTGGTTGATTTGGTCAACGATGTCCTCGAACTCGAGGCGACTGTATTCCAGCTCGGCCAGGATCTCCTTAGCCCGGAGGCTGGGGGTCCCCTGGTCTAGTGGTATCAACTGCGGTCGGGGTCGGTCCTCGGTCGTAAACTGGTAGTGTCCCATTGGAGTTCTTCTTGGAGAGGTGGTGCTTGATGTGGCGTCGAATGCCTTCACGCATATCGTATCCCATTCCGTGGAGCGCGGCCTCGAGCTGCCGCCGGAGATTACGGGGGTGGTTGGAGGAGTCCATGTCGGAGGGACGGGTGGTGAGGACTCGATGCTTCATCGGATCACCGTCACTCGCTCGCTTGCTCTCGTCAACGATGTGTACAACCATCTGTGCGCGTCGCCCTTGAACGCCCCTGACTCGTCCACCACGCAGACGGAGCGCCATTGACTCCCTTGGGATAAATGGCAGGTAATCGCCCAGCCGAACTCGAACAGTTGCGCGTCGCGGCGCTCGTAGTACGGGACCTCGCGACCCTCGAAGGGCGCGCGATACGCC